ATTAGTGTCATTTGCAATAACATCCATAGCCCCAGCTTCAGCCATCTGTCTTTCCATTTCTGGGTCACGATATCCTGTTCTATCTGGGGTGTCACCTGCTGGACTTGATTGCATAGCAAACCCCACTGCAGCTCCCGGACCTAATCCTAATCCTCTTTCGAGAAGAAGTTCAGTCCCTATGTTTTGGGCTGCTTCAACAGGGTTGGATATAACCTGTCTGGCTGTTTCTATTCCTACTGCACCAATTAAAGCTTTTGCTCCTTTGTCTTTTAATACATCCCAAGCTTTACTAAACGCTGACTTAGTCGCTGCGTCTAACACAATAGCAGAACCCTTTGGTGGTATTTTCTTCTTAGGTTCTTTTGCAATTGGTTTCTTATCAGGCATCAACTCATTTACTTGGTTAGACAACGCTGTTAATCTAGCCACTGATTTATTTAAATTAGTTAACTTACCTTCAACTTTGTCTGTTAGGGCATCCACAGTTACACTAACGTCTGCCGCTGTGCCATCAAGTTGTAAATTTGTACTTCTTTGTGTGTTAGATACTACATCAGTAGGAGCATCAAAAATGATTGCTGTTTTTTCTTTGAAGAAAGTTTCGTTAAAGCCATATGTCTTATACACCTCTTTTGGATTTGTTTGACCTATATCCTGAAGATACATGTTTCCAAATTCTTCTGCAGCTCTTTGCGTTAAGCTCATTTTCTTTCTTGATTCTCTGTCAACCTTGTAGTGAGTTAATCCTACGTCACCTCTTGTGGAGTGACCTAACACTAAGTTAGCTACACCAGAACCAGAACTCTCATTTATAGCATCAAAAACATTCTTTCTTAAATCAGATATAGTAAAAGGTATTTTTTTATTAGTTTTTTGATCAGTAATTGATAAGCCCATTTCTGACATGGACTCATTCATAGCATTGTTAACTATTGTTCTTAGTTTCTGCTCAGACTGAGTAAACAAACGTATTGATTTTTTATCCCCCATTCTACCTTTAGCATCCGTTCCTAAATCAGCTAAGATATCTTGGGCTAAAGAAGGTAGTTGATAATTTGTTTTGTTACCTTTGTTACTTATGCCAAACAAAGTGTTTGATCCGGGATCAAGCGTTCCATACGCAGAGTTTTCAACTGCTTCACCCACCGTGATATTTATTAAGTCTTTATTTCTTATTCCAAGTAAATGTTTTAATTGAAAAAGAGATGCCGCTTCTTTATTGCCCTTAAGCTTTAAAGTAGTCATGTGTATGGCTTTATTTAAATCCTCGATAGAAGGCAACGTAATTTTTTTAGCTGCTGCATCTCCTCTAGGTTGTGTGGCTTTATCAAATCTTAATTTTGTTGGGTCTTTACTATCCATAGCAACTCTTATAGTTCCTATTTGAGCTTTAAACCTATTAGTGTAAGGGGCTTTAAAATCTTCTGCTGCAGCTCGTTTAAATAAACCTGACTCAACTTTACCTAAAGTTACGTAGTCACCACTTTTCTCTGTTGTTAATTTATTAAAGACATCATGCTTATTTCTGTCGCCCATAGTCTCCCAGTTATCATCTAAGCTAAAACCAGAATCCTCAAGCCTTTTTAACAACGAAGATTTATTACCTTTGTTATCATATAGTTTTACGTCTGGTCTACCTAATTCAAAAGCTTCAGCTATTGTTAAGTTACCATCTTGTAATTTTTGTATTAGTTCATCCATTTATTAATATCCAAATGTTTCATTCTGTACTTGGTATACCTGAGCCTTGATGCCATTAAGCGTTTGATGAATCGAAGCATAACCTGTCATTCTTGTCATTAACATATATCTTAACGCATCGTATGCGTGATCTTCAGCTTTTGTATCTACGTCTTCGCTGTTAGTCTTGGAAAGAGGAATTGCTGCCAACTGCTTGACAGTGTTGCTACAAGTCGAAAACACTCGTAGTCTTGGTTCATTTGTTCTTGGGTCATCAGCTAGCCTACGATGTATTTCCATCTTGCCTTGTATTCGGTTACGATCAGATGGTGTCCAACGGACTCCACATCTCATCATTGTTTCTGCTATGGAAGGACCGAACCCCGTCTTGTTCCAACAAGAAGCATCGAGTACGGTATAGTGAGGTAAAGGGTCTAGCTGCTCTGCTTCTAGTATTCTATCAGCTAATTGCTCTGCTGTCAACTGTTTTACATATAATTCTCTATAAATCCAAATATTATTATCCCAGTCAATAGCACCCCATAGCACACAAGAAGGACTTGCGTAGCCATAGTCAGCCGCCCGTATTCGGGGCCAGTTGGTTGGTAACTCAAAACTCTCCACAACATGTTTAGCCCTCACAAACTCTGGGAAGGCACAGCCATCAGCTACATCCCAATCCCCATCTAGTAATCTCTTCCGTTCTATCTCTGGCAATGAACGAAGCATTGATTCGTATTGCCCGTCTGCCATAAGGTAAGGATTGTCCGTTAATCGTGCAGGTATGAACCTGCGATAGAACAATGGTTGACCTTCCTTTTCGTGACCTTGCGGCCAGTAGAACGGTTTGCCTGTTTCGACATCTGATGCAGGAAACGGTTTGTTGTGTTCCCCCATATCGATGTACATCTTCTTAATCCACCATCCACCTATTCCACCCGGATTGGCAGTACACCTCATATACAAACTTTTTTGTAGTTCGGGGTCTGTACTTCTCAATCTTGATCTTAGGTAGTCCCACACATAAGGTGTCGGGTATTGTGTTATCTCGTCTATCCCTATCCAATTGAAAGCCTGTCCTTGAAATCGGGTCACATCTTTGTCTTTGTCTAAGTACGTAAACCAGATCGTTGCTCCCGAAGGGAAATGCCACGTTGACTTTGACTCCCTGAACTTAGCTCCGGGAAACGCCTTTGGATAAAGCTGTCGTGACTTATCTATTAATTCAGTAAGTTCATCAAGAGTACGCCTGAGAAGAAGACCCCTATGATTACCATTAACGCAGTAGCGAAGTGGATCTGCCAATAAGGCGAAAGATTTTCCCCCACCAGCAGCACCTCCATAGAGAACATCTCTTTCACTAGACGACAGAAACTCCTCTTGAGGTCCTTCATTCGGTTGGAAAACGATTTCACGATTGCCCACAAGCTCTTGGACAGGTGGAGGAAGTGATGCCAACTCGCCTGTATCGATAATGGTGGTTGCATCTCCCTTAAGAGCTTTCTCAACGTTGTTAACTTTTTCTTCAAGCTTTCTAGCATATCTTCTTTTACTCTCTGCTACCTTTGTTGTTTTCTCTGCACGTTTCTTTGCATCACGTAATCTCTTCTGCGTCTGTCGTCTTGCTTTCTCTGCAGTTGACAGGAAGTAAGAGGATGTAGGTGCGTCAGGGTCTTTCTTTGGGCGACCCCTCTGGGGTTTATCCGTCAATTACAACGTCTTTCTTTGGTGGAAGCAGAACAATACCATGAACTGCCTGCACGTTTACGTTAGTTGTCTCTTGTTTTCCCAAGCCAACCCTGTTTAACAGCGATTCTGCAGCCCTGAAGCGTAGGTCGTCACCTCTTTCGGGTACTGGGTTGTCTATTGTGCTTACTATCCGTGTAGCAGCCTTAAAAGCGTGCATAGACAGTACGTTCTTTGTGCGATTGATTATCTCATCAGCTAAACTGGTCTTTAACCACGTTACGCTGCCCTTAGAGTAGCCTGCAGTCAGTGCTGCATCGGTTACATTGCCACCATTCTCAAACAGATTGGTTAGGAAGTTCTCTTGTTGGGGGGATATATCACGTGAATTGTTTGTTTGTGGCAGTAGATTGGTCACAACGGTATCCTTTGGGATAGGAGTAGGGTCTATATTCAGGTAATTCCTGAACTATCTCTACTATTCTTACTTTACATCTATGTTCTGTGGCGTAAGGACCTCGTGTATCTTTAACTTCTTCACAGTTTTTATATACTTCAGGTAGTCCTAGCGTACAAATGAGTATTATTGCTTCAAACATAGGTTATCTCTTGTTGAAAGATGTCAAGGACATTAAGCTTGAGCCAAAGCACGGTTGATTGATGTGATTGCTGCTGCCCGAAACTAGCCTTGATACCACAAGTATACTAATTAAGTACAAGTATGTCAACTATATAGTAAATAAAAAATTTATACAGAGATAGTTGTTGACAAATCCGATAAGAACGATATAATCGGAGTATACACGCCGGGATACACACAGTATTACCCCTATACTACAGGGACACCCATAGGGACACCCACAAGGACACCCTAAGGGATGCGAATAGTCTGTACAAGTAACCTATTCCAGTAAAAATATGTCGACATTGCTAGCAAATACTGGGGGGAGGGGGGTGTCCCTTGCGTACGCCCACGCATAGCCTATTTCTGCCACTTTGTGATTTGTCACAGACTACTCATTGACTAATACCATAGGCAAAAAAGCACACACTAAACCCCAAGCAAAACCCAACTGTATAAACTCGTGGTATTTCGCACGCCCGCCCGTGTAAAGCAATTTGTCAGTCGTTAGTTGTACTAATAACACCCAATAAAAGATTAACTTGCGTATCATTGCGAACAATAACCCAAACAACCAAATGGCTTGAACCTGAGCAATACCAAAGGTTTGAGTATTATTTGTACCAACACACAAAAAAGCCCCCTAGAAACTAATCTAAGAGGCTTTGAATGATCTTTTATTGACTGAAGGTTATCTATATTTATTCATATCACTATTAAGATCAGTTAATAAATAAGTCCCATTGTCTATCTTCTTTTGAGTTGTAGAAGTGATTTCATTAAGGAACTTGTTTCTATATCTTGAAGTAGTTACTGAATAGTTCCAATCACGATCTAACAGAACCTTTCCACAAAACGT